TGCCGATATTGAAGCAGACTTCGTGAATAATCTGGAATCCATTGTTAAGGTTGAACTTCTAAATGAATTAGCAGGCAATCAGTATCAGAACAAATGGGTTGACGTTTGTCTGTATGACAAATATAAGAATGAAATTGGTATAGGATTAGCCTCAGAAACTATTCCAGAAAGAAGTGCTTTTGAAAACACATCCGAAGGTAACAGCGCATATCAGACGGCTTTAACAGCTTACACTCAAGCTCCTTATACCTATACTTTTTACGCATTCGCCTCGGATAGTTTCTATGTAGGTGTGCACGCACGTAATACAAAGCGCTTACCCTACAAATTCCAAGTAAAAATTTCTAACCTTACCGAAGTTAATGAATTAACTGATAAGGAGAGAAAGCTACTTGCTAGTTATATCTAAGCTGAGATTTGATCCGATGCAGCGGAGTTACTAACTAATGTATCACCACCAGCATCTGTAACTGTACTTACACCGCGAAGATATTTAGTTGCATCTCCTGCAACCAACGTGTAGGTATGAGTTGAGCCAGTGCTGCTAGAAGTTCCTACCTGAGTCCAGCCTGAAGTTCCATTTGCACTAATCTCAAACTTATTAGATACTGAAAGCGGGCTGTTGCCACCTGAAAAGTCTGCCTGAGTAAGTGTAATCTCTTGTCCGACAGTAAATGTCCCAGAGAGTGTAGGGACTGAATCAACTGCTAAACCTGCAGGTAATGCTGCGACAGTTCTTTCTAAGATTGAGCCTTTGGAAATAACAGGGAATTGATATTCCTTGTAGAGACCAGTTCCGTTGATTTCAATTAGTGCAACCCGAGATACACCCCTAAAGTAAGGGAAGGTAAAAGATCCTGCGCCATCATGCTTAATATGAATTTCAGTATCTTCGGTTAAAGGAACTACCAAACGTGTATCAACACCATTATCAAGTACTACTTTGAAAATGGCACATTCTGCATATTGCACACGTTGCTTCTTGTTCCACCACTCTGGGAAACGATGAGTATTGCCTCCAGATTTAGGATTTAATAAAACCATACCAGTGCCGACTTTCTTAGTCACGTCACGGGCACCTTTTAAAACTAAACTATCCGCCATGATTAAATTAAAATACCTTCTTATATTTTAGCCTTCTTTTCATTTGAGCGTTCCTTTCTGATTACCCACTTCAGATTTTCTACTTTACAATTGGTCCTATCTCCATCGATAAAGTAAATCTCAGATGAATCTGACTTCCTTCCAGTAGGTGTTGGAGGATTGCCTAAAAACGCTAAGGCAACAAGCGTGTGAACTGCAACTGTTTTATGTTTACCCCGACTTAAGCGTTGAGTGAGATTAACCTTTAAATGTCCACGTGTAGATACCTTAGATTTAAGTATCTTTTCTACCTTGCCTTTGCTTGATTTGACTTCTCCATTTCGGCTTACGTGATATTCAATGCACGCCTCAAAACCGGGGATTGTGTGAATAGGAATCCAATCCTGAGTGTTAACGAAGTTGTACATACAATTCTGGGGTACTCACTTAAGTGTATCAATAAAATCATTTAAGATCTAGTTATGTGGCTAAGTCGAAGTCACCCATACCTTTAAGCTTACGGAGTTAGCGATCTATGTGGATCGATAATGATTTTCCTAAGCTTCTTGGTGCAGAGCTTTACCGTCCTCATCCTGCCTACATCATTGAGATGGCAGTTGAGCCGGTTGTTGTCCACGATTTCAGTAAGCAGCCCGGTCAGACCGTGCAGCTCGATCGCTATCGTTTCTGGGGCAAGCCTGGCACTAAGGAGTCCCGTGAGCGGACTGCTGACCAAACTCTTGGATCCGCCTCCGCCCGCAATATTGTCAAGGACAAAGTCCTTGTAACCCTGCGCGAATACACCGGCCCCGCCGATTCTCGCGACACTGCACAGCCTTCTACTTTCAAGGTTGCGCGTGAAACCCTCATCACCGCTCAGCGTCTGCTGCTTGATACCGGCAACCTGAACGTATTCCATCAATCCATTGGTTCACTGACCCTTCTGGATGACTATCGCCGCTGGCGCGATCGGGTGTTCGCTAACGAACTCCTGAAAGCTGAAGCCGAAGGTCAAGCATCCAAGGAGCAAGGCGGCTACTACCTCCCCGGCGGCAAAGCCAAGGGCGGTTCAGGCGGCACCCTTGGTGTTACCTATGCAGCTGGTGAGTCTGCCAAGTTCGATGTCAAGACTGACCTGCTTGAAGTGGTCAAGGACATGCGTAAGCGCAACGTCCCCACATTTGCTGACGGTTACTACCGCTGCATCGTGGACCCCACCGCAATGATGCATCTGCGTCAGAACAGCGACTTCCGTGAAATCGCTCGTTACCCCGGTCAGGGCATGATCAACCCGATGCAGCCCAACGCTGCACCTAATGCCAACTTCTACCAAGGCATGGGTCCTGCCTACGGCCAAGCTGGCTTCGTTGCTGGTCAACCCGTTATGCCAACCGGCTTCCTCTTTGAAGGTGTCCGTTGGTTCGAGTCCACCAACCTGCCCGAAACTTCCTACAACCTGGTTGTTACCGATCAAAGCGGTTCTGCTGCCGACTACACAGGCGCACAGCTGATCTTCTTCGGTCCTCAGGCTGTCGGCGTCGGCATCGGTGGTAACAACGCCCAAATCCTGCTGAATAACAACGACGACTTCTCTCGTTTCATCATCATGATCTGGTCACTGTTTGCCGGGTTTGAGGTTCTGAATAAGGACTTCATCACGGTTGGTTACTCTTTCGTTTATTGATAGGAGCTAACTAACTATGTCTGTGATTTTTCCTGGTAATTACGTACAAGACCTGAACGCTTATCGCGATCAAGGCGTCCTGGCTGTTCCTGGCGTTGAGTACTATCAACTCCGTGGTGCTGCTGTGCTGACCGCCGACGTATCCGGTTCTGGCGATCTGGCTCTTCAAATCCTGTCCCCCGACAAGCGTGGTGACGACAAGCCCCGGCTTGACAAAGCCTTCAAGATTCCTGCTGGAGCGAAGGTTTATCGCACTGCCATTACGGCTGTGAACGTGAAGTCCACCGGAACCAATGCACTGGCCGTTAACGGTTTAGTTGCAAACACGGCTCTGGAAGCTTCTCTTGCTGCTTCCGGCGGTATCTACCCCGAAGCTGGTGCAACCAATGCATATGCTCCTCAGACTGTTTCTGCTGAAACTGCTGAAAGGACCATTACTGCTTCTCATGCTGGCGCAGTGACAATCGTTGATCCCAACGAAACCGCTGCTGTGATCGTTGAAGTCTGCTACTACCTCGATGGTGCAGCTCCTGTCAGCGATGACATTGCTCTGCCTTACAAGGTTGAAGCTGGCCAAGGCACCTGATCTAACTAGATCATTCATACAAGCGCTCTTAATTGGGCGCTTTTTTTATGACTATAATAATAAGAGACAGACTCAATAAATAATGACAAACTTATTTCAAGACACTAAAACAGGGAAGCTCGTTGAGTTCATCAATAAGCACGACAAAGACTATGCAATGGTGCGTGATGCAGGTGGAGCAATCACCTACATGAGCCTTGAACAGTTAGTTCCTTATGACCGTGAGAAAGGTCGGCTTGCAAAAGTCACAGCTCCACAGATTCAGCCTGAACCAGAAGAGACAGCACCTGAAGCAGTTGTTCCTATTGAAGACTGTCGTTTAAATCTAAATGCTGCTACCGCTGAGCAGATTCAAAAACGTTTACCTGGTGTCGGCTATTCAACTGCTAAAAAGATTGTTGAACTCCGCATGTCATTATCCGGCGAACGCTTTGCTAACTTGAAGCAGCTTGAGAATATTCCCCGTGTGAATTGGGATAAGTTCATTGAAGAGGACTTAATCTTTATTAGTTAAACTAGTAATAGTGATAGCCCTAATGCGATGTTGTTAACAGTTGAACAGTCATTGCTTCTCAAAGCAGCTCAAGAAGAAGCAGACAAAGAAGCAGCAATGCAAGCTGCCAGTCTGCTCGGTGGTGCTGGTGGAGCCTTAGCTGGTTCAGCAGTTGGCACTCCAGTTCATCTTCTAGGTAAAGGTCTGGATTCCTTACGAGGAAGAAAACCTATTCCTGGGCGACCTGGTGCAAGATTCGCAGGAGCACTGACCGGAGCATTGCTTGGTGGTTCGTTAGGTCCAGGTGTTGTAGCTATTACTAAACAGGAGTCCCCTGCTGCACGGTTACTCGCAAAGATTCAAACCAGCGGCGAAATGACTGAAAATGAGCGTAAAGCTCTAGAGGACATTCTGGCTCTTCAGTACAGTAATCAATCGCAGATGGCCTGATGCAACTTGATGAATATTACAAGTCGAAAGTACGCTATCACTTAGGCTTTAATGCTGGTGCTCAGATTCCAGCAGGAGACCGAGCACGACTCGAAGAGGCAATGTCATTAGTACCAGACCAGCTCTGGTTTGATGAAATTATTTATCACGTCAAGCGTTGCGACATTGCATGGAAAGCTAGTGCAGCAATTCCAGATGATTACTTTGACACTACAGGTAATAAATATCTAAACCCATCACGTCAGGAAGTGATCTCGGGTGACGTGCAACGGACGATTAATACTTCAGATCCTTTAAAAGGAGATGAGATCTTCCGTGAGATTTACTTGCGTGAATGTGATCGTCTAGCTGAAACACTTTATGTGCCTAACTACAGGAGGCCTGAAGTAAGACGCTATGCCTTTGAACGTGCTGGCGGTGAATTCATTATGGCAATCCCTGGACCAGCTGATACTGCAGTTGGAACTAGAATTATGCTCAGCAATGTTTGGCGATAAGGTTAGAATAGTCATAGGCTTTTAAGATAAAAATCATGAATTACGGGGGAACTCAGAAAGTTACCTTTGGGAAAGAAGATCCACGTGCTTATGCGGCTAAGCTAATGGCAGCTAAGGCGCAAGCTGACGGTAATCCTTACACCTTTGGTTTACAAAGTGGATCAGGTGTACAGCCTGCTAAAGCAGATGCTCCAGGCAATATTCCGTCTCCAACTGGTACACCGACTTCCGGTTCAGCTGATGAACTTCAGTCCGGTACAACAGATATCGATCAGGATCCCTCTGGTGTTCAAGCCGATAAAAGATTAGAGGAACGCTTAGCACTTTATGCACGTGCAGGAAGTAAAGGCGGATCTAATGCATACAACGCACCCTCACGTGAACGGATGACTTGATATGGCTAATTCAGCAAAGAGAGAAGCAATTGCAAAGCTTGATCCAAACCGCTTTGAACTTGCCAAGAGTATGGCAGTTGTTCCCGGTGGACCGATGAACAACGATCCACAAAACGTGACTAGTTTTGGCTTTATGCCAGGCAGCATGAGTGGTGTAAACAAGTTTCCTTACGGTGATAGTGGATTAGCTAATTCACCGAAAATGGGCGGTGTGTATCCCATGCAAAATTCTGGCGTACCTCAGAATCAAGTAAGAGGTTTACGCAACAACGCACTTGCTTACGG